TATTGTCTAATATTAATAATACATTGTCTGCCTCACCACCTTTTGCAGAATGTATTGTAGATAATTTTACTCTTGGATCCTTTCTTAATTCTTCTCCATTGCTTAACATTTCTCGTATATATAAACACTCTTCATAATCAGACGTAAACTCATCATACCATGGTATGTTTTTATCGTAACCAAACTCTTCAAGATTGTACATTCTCTCATCTGTCAATTCCTTATCAGTGCTAGTGTATTCAAATATATCTTTTACTTCTGGTAGAGATAGGTCATTACCTTTCTGCCATCGTATGTAGTTTAGAATGGTTCTAAACAAGGTAACCTTGTAACTCTTACGATCCTTGTACTCAAAATAAATACCACGTTCTTTTAAAAAAGGTTTGAGTCTATTTAGTTTGTCGTTGTATCTAGCCAACACCAACCAGTTACCTTTATCTATAGGCACGTCTTCAAGACTATAAATATAATTTACTGTCCCCTGTTCTTTTCTAGCTTTCCAATTTTTTTGCACACGTCTATCGTCTGGAATTAATTTTAATATCTTATCTGCTAAGTGTTGTACGTTCTGTGGAACCCTGTAAGATTGTGGCAAAATTATGTCTTTTTTTGAAATTTCTTGCTGAAATTTTTTTACATCTGCACC